TCACGTTGTTGATTGTGTAAAAAGGGGTGTATATGACGGTGGCATTCTATCAAAGTATAGTGATGAAGAATGGTCTAAGTTAAATAGTTACATCGATCACGACCGTGACTACTTGTTTACCTATGCAGGTATGCGTCAGGTCGTAGACAAATATCTTGTGCAAGATCGTAGCACTGGGGACATCTTTGAGACTCCTCAATTCATGTATATGATGATTGCTGCGACTCTCTTCCAAGATGATGATCCTTTCTACCGTCTCGATTATGTCAAGAGATACTACAACGCAATCAGCAAGC